TCCGCCCGGACCACGCCGCCGCCCACCTTGGCCTCCAGATCAGCGATGGCCTGTTTGATGCCTTCGTGGGCATCCGGGTCCCGGTTGTGCTCAGCGATCATGTTCTCGACCGCTTCCACGGTAACAAGGGCATCAGGGTCGATGGAGGCATAGACCTCATCCACGTCCCCGACGGCGGCGATGATGTCGAAGTGTGCCAGCTTCCCGACGATGGAGCTGGAGGGTCTAATCCACTCCGGTTCGCTCTCCAGGCAAAGCGCGGTGTAGGGGACCTCCCCCTCATCCGGGTCCTCTGCGTACAGGATGAGCCATGTGGCGTAGAAGCCCTTTTCCACATACTTGCTGTTGATCTGGACGGACACCTGGCACTCGCCATCAACCGGGTTAGTGACGGAGCTTATCATGGCGTCCATGACGTACTCAGGCGGTTCCTCCAGGGTTTTCGGGGTCATCCCTTCCGGGATGGTCCCTTTGCCGACCGCGACGCGGGTGTAGCGCATCTTGCAGCGGCCCGCCAGGACCTTCCCGATGAGGGCGATTCCCTTGACGCTGCCATAGCAGCCGTCTTCAAATCTGTCCACGTTGATTCCTCCTTTTAATCAATTCGCCTTGGTTTGATATGAACGCGGGTATAAGCCCCGCCTGCGCCGTTTTGGCGGCCCTTGGCGGCCCTCTGCGTATCAGGGAAGGCCCCGGTTAGGGTGGGCGGCAAAAAGCCTCCATGGGCCACAGATACGGGCTGTGCGTGGCTTCTGTCCTCTCCGACCGGGGGATAGGAAAAACCGGCGGCCACCGCTCCGCCGTGAGCCACGGGGAGGGGGTGCGTAAGGCTCCTATCTTTCCCGACGGGAGGGTAGGCGAACTTGGTCGCCACGGTCCCGCCGTGGGCCACATTCAGGTCCCAGGCTTCTTTCCGGTCCTCTCCAACGGGGTCGTACCGGAAGCGTGTCATAATGGTCCCGCCGTGGTAAACCAGGAAGTCGTAACGGTAGGTCCGGTAGGTCCTCAGATACAGGCGCATACCCACGCCTGCTATGAGGGCCCGTTTGATCGCGTAGGCGATCTGCTCGATGAGGTCAAGCCGTTCATCGCTCAGGATGTCTTGATCTACATACAGGGCGATCTTTGCCGGGTAGACGTCCTCCAGGAGGATGTCGGAATACTCCACGCCCAGCAGCTCCGCAGCGGCGTTGATGATGGCATCGTTGTCGCCGCCGGATAGCTGGGCAATCATCTTGACCTTGATGAAGATGCGGTACAGAGCATCGCTCGCGGCCCCGCGCTCCACGCCGAAGTTGGCACCGTAGCGGTCCAGGACGGCCCCCTGCGCGTTATCCAGGTCGTCCCATTCCTTCACGCGTTCGGCGTTCTGATAGACGATCTCGAAGCCCTCGGCGATGAGGTAGAACAAGCGGCCTATGTTGGTTTCAGGGGGCAGGCCCTTCTTGGCGTTGCGGATGTCGGACCGGATGTAGGCGCTTGTGAGCATATCCAGCATCCGGCCCCAAAAGCCGTATTTACTCAACGATGCTCACCATCCCCTCATCTGTGACGACCTTGCTCCGGCTGTCTACTCGGATATTCTCCATCTGGAGGTTGTCCGGGTCGGTTCCCAGGAGGATGTCGAAGTCCAGGACGCCGGGGACGCTGTAAAGGACCGCTGGGAGCTTCTGGTGGTACAGGGTTTCGCCGACGCCCACGCCTCCGCTCTCCCGGCTTCCGATGTACTGCACCACGGCGGCGACGAGCCGGTCGCGCCCGTCCCTCGGGAAATTCGCGTTCGTGGAAAGGCCGGTGATCCTGACATAGACCGGGACGGGGTGCGGCCGGTTGAAGCGGATGTCCTTGGTGTTGCCGCTTAGGGTGATGATGGGAACCGTGACATCGCCCTTGGTCTGGATGCCGGTGCCCAGCTTGTTGTAGATCACTTGGGCGATGTCGCTTTCCAGGCCGCCGTAGACGATGGCTTCAATGCTGTGCGGGGGTAGGCCGTGTTCGTCCTCAAAGTCGGTGTCATTCTCGAAGACCTTGGCCTCCATGATGCCCTCGACCTCCTGGAGCAAGGCGGCCCGGATGGCGTCTGCATTGACGCCCCCGGCGTAGTCCACGGAGATGTAGTAGCGGTCCCGGTACTCCTCATCTGTCTCGCGCTCCCGGCCCCCGGTGAAGGGCTTGAGGTTCGTGACGCTCTCCAGGCCAGCGACGGCGCCGGGGTTGGTGATGGTGGTCACGGTCCCTGCCTCCACGTTTCCGTAGGGGCCCTTCTCGACGGCCATGGCCGGGATGAGCGCCGTCCCGTCCGGTCTGATCTCGGTATCGGTGACGGCGTAGAACTGGATGCCAGCAGCAGTCTCGGCCAGCCACCCCGCCGGAATTAGGGTCCCGGGCGGCCCGGTGACTGTGAGGTAGCCGGTGGCCTTCTGAGCCGGGAGGACACGCAGGCCGATGGCTCGGCCCAGGTTCAGGAGGGACGCCCCGACGGCGGTGTCCACAAAACGGCTGTTGTAGACGTCCTCCAGGACGGAGAACAGGATATTCAGCATCCACGCATAAATCCGCAGGAACAAGCCCAGGGGGCTTCTCACGGTCAGATTTGCGGTGCTGCCAAAGAGCTCCCGGGCCTTGTACTCCAGGGCATCCAGCAGCTCCACATAAGTCGGCCTGCGGAAGCCCAGGGAGGTCAAGCCCCATCCGTTGTCATTCATTCGCGTTTCACCCCCACCCTGACGGTAGAGCCGTCATACAGAGTACCGGAGAAGTCCGCCTCGATGGACCGGCCCTCGACCGCAAGCGCAAGGCTTTCAATCTCCCGGACGTATGGCTCCTGGAATATGGAGGCCCTGAGCACGTCGTCTGCCTCATCCTCGGCGTCGGATGTGTGCTTGCTCACGACGCGCTCCCAGGCCGTCCCGTGGCCGGTGTCGAGCTCAAACTCGCCCTTCCAGGTGTTCAGATTGTTGCGGATGTTCTGAGCGATGGCCTCGCCGTCCTCCAGGTGGTCCATGATGCCCTCGGCATCGAAGCACAGATCGCGGGTTTCCGGGTCCAGCTTCAAAACAGTTATGTTTGCCATCAAAGCGCCTCCCTTCGTAGCGTTATCCACCGATGAACACATTGGAGCTGCCTTCCTGGACGGCGCCACCGATTGAAACGGCGTCCCCGGTCCTTGCAGCAGGCAGGCCGTTGATATTTACGGTTGAGCTCCCGGCGCTGATGTGGTCAGAGTGTGAAGAATGAACCACACACCCATGTGGAGAATAGGCATCGCCTACCCGGCCAGCGCCCCGGCCATTGATATTTACATTCGGACTGCATCCTACCAGGGGGACCGGCGGGCAGGAATCGTGCCCAGTGCAGCAGTCGCCTTTTCTTGTAGCCGCTGGCATATCTGCCCACCCCCTAATTGATGTTGACGGTTGAGCCTTGGATGGTCACAGTCCCGCTTGCTGAGATTGTCACATCCTGCGTCTTCATCGTTATTGCGCTGTCCGTGAAAACCGCCGTCGTTCCGCCGTCCTTGATGGTCACTTTGTCCTTCTCCATGCAAACCTGAACGCCGCCCCCCTCGGTAGCCATGACCAGGGATTCATCCGGGACGCCCTTGACGGGGTTGCTCTTGGGGATGAAGGCTCCGACAAAGAGGGCGTCCTCCTCCCCGTGATTACGCTCGGTATTTGGTTGGCACTCCTGTCCGGCCTCAGCTATGCGGTCGATGTCGTGATCTGCATAGACGATCACGCCCACGTCCCCGGCCTTGTACCAGGGACGCAGGAAAAAGCCCCCGCCCCGTATCATGGCAACGGGGACGCCCAGGACCGGGGGAGGGGTCCGGTAGACACCGCCGTCCAGCGCCTTGGAGAGAGGCTGAACGTCCACGGTCATGGTGGCGCTGTCAAACTTGGTGATCTTGCAGAGAGCGCATACTCGGATACCCTCTGCAAGGGATTTTTGCTCGCGGTTGTCTACGTTGTAGCTCTCTCTGCTCATACCGGCTTTACCTCGATTTCTGTTACCCAGTCCCCAGTCGGGTCCCCGGCGTGCCGTCCGCTCTTGATGAGGAAGGCCCCGTTCAGGCTGGAGCTGCTGAGCGTAACCACATCCGCCGGGCCCAAGTGGTAGTTGAGGAGGCAGCGGCGGGTGTAGGTCTGTTCCTCCGCCTCCTCGCCGTCGTCGATG